TTGAGGCTGGCTTCGGCCTCACGAAGGGCTGCGATGTCTCGAATGCGGTCACGGATCGACCGGCCGGTGGCGTCGATGTTAGTTGCAGCACCTTGGCTCGACAGCAGCGCCGATTCGCTTTGGTTGATTTGAAGAAAGCGACTGGCCGCAGCGGCGCGCCTCTGTGCATCAGCGACACGCTCAGCCTCGGCATCGGCCGCCCGCCTGGACAGCGCAATCTCTCGCTCCAGCTCGTCGTTGACGCTTCGGAGCGCGGCCACCTGGCGGTTGTAAGCCGTCTCTGCCGCCGAGGCGTCACCGCTGCGGGTGAGGCGAATCTGCTCGAGCGTTGAAAGTAGCCTCTGGGCCTCTTCCGCGGCCTGCCGCTGGCGGCCTGCGATCTGCGAGACTGCCTCCGAGGACACGCCAGACGAACCCAACGCCTGCTGCTGGAGTTGCGATGCGCGGGCCGTCTGCTCGACGAAACCCCGCTGCTGGAACCGGAGTTCCTGCCCCGTCGCGATGCCGCCGACAGACTGGCTGGCTTCGCGGAGCCTTGAAACAGCCGCAGTCGTCGAATTCACGCGACGCTCAACAGCCGCAAAACTTGACTCGCTGACCGCAAGACCCCGCGTCAGCGCGGCGTTGAGAAGTTCCGCCTGCCGTTGGGCAGCGATAAGCGCTGGCTGAAACTCATTGCGAACCTCGTTCGACAGCGACTCGGTAGCCTTGGCGGCCGATTGCAGCGGCTTGTAGACCAGCTCCGCCGCAGAGGCGATTCGCCGCATCTGGTCGGCGGCTTCCCCGATGTTCTTGAACTGCGAGGCGTCGAAGCCCTTGAACGACAGTCGCAGCGAACTCGCCGCCTTGAGCGCCCGCTCGAGCTTCTGGGCCTCTGTATAGATGCCGCGGAGCGATGCGGTCGCATTCGACTGGGCGCGACTCAGCGACGACTGCATGGACGCTGCAAACGACCGCACCTCCTTCGCGGAGGCGTTCAACTTATTGTTGAAGTCGCTGGTGTTCGCCGTAACCAGCGCCGAGATTTTGCCGAGATACGCTTTTGCCATCGGGTCATCCCTGACGCGGCTGGTTCAGTTTCATCAACTCGTTGATAATCTGCGCCTGCGACTGTTCTTGCTTGACGGCCGTCGGAATGAAGACCGCCTCGTCAGGTATGTCGCCCTTCTTGTAGTTCCCGCTGGCCGCCATGATGATGCGGCAGATTCTCGCGGTCTGCGCCCAAGAGTCGGGGAGCGGATGCCTCTGGTCGTAGGCATACCACTCCGCGATCTCCTCCGAATCAACCTCCCGCAACAACCGCTTGACCGACATCCCCAGCGAAAGCGCCAACTTGAGGTAGAACTTCCGCTCGGGCCTGTCGGCTAGTCTTTTCCCAGCGCCTCCACGGCCTCGTTCGTGAAGGCGTTCACCTTCCAGGCCGCGTCGAAGACGCGATTGATCACGACGCTCGACTTCTTGCCGAGGTCGGCCGAATCCTCATCCTTGAAAATCCGCTCGCCGGCCTCGTCGCACAGGGCGAGGAGGAGGAACCGGACGCGGAACGCCTTCATCTTCTGCTCGGCGTAGGACTCCTCGAAGGAGTCGCGGTCGGTGCCGCTGATCACCTTGATGTAGTAGGTGCCGCCCCACTCGGGGATTTCAACGGCTTCTACCTTGATGTCGTTCGCCGCCAGAATCCGCTTCCGAAGATCAGTCGCCATACCAAGCCTGCTCCTAGTAATAATCCGTCATCACAAACTTCATCGTCCCTCGAACCAATTCGCCAACCCTGGCGTCAACCTGCACCGACTCAAGAACCACATTCCGTCCGATTGAAAACGCGCTGGACGAGAAACTGAGTTGCCCCCTCGCGCCGGTGCTCGGGATGGAACCATCCGCAAGGAAGTCCACCGTGATGGAGCCCGGTGAGTAGTCGCCCGTCGGCACCATCACCACCGAGCCCAGGGCGGCACCAGCCCCGGTCATGTTGACGATCTCCGGCTGACCGGCTTCCACTGAAATCCCAGTGACATGGCCGGAAAAGCCGCTGAACGAGAACGAGGCGTTGTATGGAATGCCAGGCACATCTAGACCTGCACGCGAAACGACGCAGACCCACGAACCAAGTCGCCGACGCTGGCCGTGACCTGCGACGAGACGCAGGTCGCGGAGCCTGAGAACGCAATCTTTCCGCTGACCGAAAGCGACCCAGTGGCATTGACCTGCGGGATCGCAGACGCGGTGATGTATTCGACATCGACCGTCGGCAGCGAGTCGGCCGTCCGGTGCATGAGGTACACCGGCTCGACGTCGTTGACTCCCATGCCCATGTGAGCGCCGGACACGCGGCCACGTTCCTGGCCGTAGTTGACCGTGACGCTGGTGATGGAATAGGAGCCACCACCAAACGTGAACGTCGTGCCTTGTGAGCTGACGCCAGCCATGTCGCCTTACGCGACGCGGAAGGTCGCGCTCCCGCTGATGAGGGCGCCCACCGAACCGCCGATTGAGGCCGACGCGAGCGTCGCGTTGCCGCTGAACGACATCGGGCCGCTGATCGACAGGCTGCCCGACGTACCGGCCGCGAGCACGTTGGTCGAGATGTAGTCGATGGTGACTTCCCGCTCGGTGGCGAAGCCGCCGACGAACTCGCGGCGACCGCCGGGGGCGATGCCGAGATGCGAGCCGTCAACGAGGTCTTGGGTGTCACTGACTTGAACGCTCGTGACCGTGAGGCTGGAGCCACCGAAGGTGAAGGTGAGTCCCTGTGCTGAAACGCCTGCCATGTGTTCGCGCCTCCTTGCGCCGCAATCTAGTCTTGTGGGTTACGCGGTGGCTTCGTTCCACCGAATTTGAAACAGTTGCCGGACTTCGTAGGCCGGAGGCAGTTGCGCCCCAGCGACCGTCGGATCGAGGAAGTCGTCCGTTTCGGACACCAACCTCATATCTTGTATTGTAGCCCCTGCCATAGTGCCGGTGTGTCCATCCAGCGCAAGCCGCACCTCGTCGGCAAGCTCACGCACCGCGTCGTAGGAGAGCGCCCACGACGCAATCTGGAGGCCGACGATCGGGACGAAGAGCGGCCCACTCAGAGCCGTCTCGCGGGTGATGTTCGACCGCTTGTAGACGATGAACGGCAGACTCGCGCCGGTCTTAGGTACGGCGATCGGGTAGACCTGGAAGCCGACGATCCGCGCCACGCCGGGCGTGGAGACGAGCTTCTGGTAAACGTGCTTTTCGGGGGAGATGAGCATTAGAATTTGTTGATTTCTGCTTGGATCAGTTGGGCCAGGACGCCTTGCACTTGGGCCGCCGAACTGACGATGGTGCGTTCCATCGGGTGATACGCCGGCATCGGGTCGATGCTCTCGCCGGGGCCGAGCGTGATCGGGTGCGTCTCGCCGTCCTTGCCGGTGGCGAAGTCGTGGGAATAACCCTTCCCTCGCTTGGACTGCCGCGTCGGCTCGTTGAGGCTGCCCATGAGGAAGTAGTACCCGCGGCTGCGGCGGGCGAACTCTTCGTCATTCATGGCCGACGACGTTCGCCGCATCTTGCCGTTGATCATCTGATGGACATTGACGTAGGTGCGGCGGTTCTGCGTGCCGGGCTTGCGGCGGCCAGAGCCGAACTCGACGAGCCAGGCGTGGTTGCCGCTCTCGCGGCCTTCTTCTGAGCCGACGGGGCCGGTCTGCCGGGGGCCGGTGATCGCCACGGCGACCTGGCCGCCCTCGTATTCCTTCGTCCGCGTGATCGTCGCCTTTGCGAGATTGCCGGTGGCACCGCTACTGCCCGCGGCCAGCGGCTTCGAGACGAGGGACTTGTAGCCCATCGCAATCGGTCGCGACGCCTGCTTGACGCACTTCTGGAGCAGCCCCGGCGCGGCGAGCGCCCCGGCCACCCGCTCGAGTTCCTTCGCCAGCTCGCGGACGCCGGCGGTGTCGATCCGCACGAAGCCCTCGGTCTGGCTCTTGCCGGTGCCGAAGCCAACGTCACGGGGCGACGGATTGCTGGGATTGATCGCCATGCTACTGCACCTCGTGGACGAGGAGTTCCAGCCGCGTCCGGTTGTCCCGCTCGCTGACGCTTGCTATCTCGAGCGTCTTGCCACGCCAGAGAATCCGGTACTGCGGATTCACCGTGGCCCGGTAGCGGATCGAAATCTTGTGCGAGGCGATGACGTTGGCTTGCTGGGCCTGGAGGATGTCGCGGCTCGACAGCCCATCGACGCTCGCCCAGACCGTGTCTTCCGTGGCCCACGAAAGCGTGGCTTCGCCCGTCGGGCTTCGCATCTCCTGCGGAGCCTGCAATGCGACTCGCTCACGCATCATGCCGATGTTCAAGTTACGCTGCCCTCGCCGATCAAGACGATGTCGTAGGTCGCCCCGGCCGATCCCGTCACCGTGATCGTCCCGGCCGTCATGCCGGCGGCCGTCGGGTCGATCTGCGCGTAGCCGCCGCCAGCCGCCACCGTCAGCCCGCCCGCCGGGAGCGGCGAGCCAGCGAACGTCAGCGATGCCGAAGCGTGGCTGTTGCGGATGTAGACGGCCTTCACCGCCGTGATCGCCACGCTCACCGCAGCACCGTCGCGGGTGTCGGCAAGGGTGGCGAGGTTCAGGGTTTCGCTCGAGCCGGCCAGCGTCCGCGCGTCGCTCCAGACCACCTGGGCCTGGTAGGCCGCGGTGCCGTCGGAGAGCACGGCCGAATACGACGCCGGGGTCGCCCGCAGCGTCCGCGAGAGGTCGCCCGTACTGGTTTCGTGGGCGAGGATCGACACGATGATCTGAGCATTGAGTGCCATCTAGTTCCCCATCACATAGATTTCGTAGTTCTGGCCGCTGGTGCCGCCGATGCGGAGGATCGACCCGCCGGAGGTTGTGGCGAAGCCAGATGAGTTCGGGCAGGAGAGCAGCATCGCGCCGCCCTCGCGGATCGGGTAGCCGCGGAGCGTCAGGCTGCCGAGGTTGATCATGGGGCTGAAGTTCCAGCTCGTGACGTCCTGCCGGAAGACGCTGAACTGCGACCCGGTCCAACCGGCCGAGAGGGCGATCTGGCTCGTCTTCGATAGGTTCTTGATGCAGAGCAGCTTCACCGTACCGATGCCGACGGTCGCGAAATCGACCTCGTCGTGGCCGACGTCGGCGAACGTCCGGCGGTCGCTCCAGACCTTCGTGCAATCGCCGACATCGAATGAGAACTCAACCGGCTGTTCGGTGAAGGCCGTCGCCAGCCCCTGCCGCGATTGCAGCCGAGCCGACACCGTCGCCAGCACCGATGCCGTGAGGCTCATCGGTATCCTCCCCAGCCGCTCGCCGCGAGCAGCGTCTCGAACGTCTGCGGCACCGGCAGCACCTGGCTGTAGCCAGCCACGACGGGCTGGCGCATCTCGAACCAGTGGGCCACCAGAAGCATGATCAAACTCTTCACCGTTTGCGGTACATTCCCGCCGCTGGCCCCGTAGCCGGCCGTCCAGCGGACGGTGACGCTGTTCTCGTCGCCCCGCACCGCCGGCCAGACGCCCTCGTAGTTGGGATAGATGCGGCCGGGGGTCGCGAAGGCATCCACCTGAAAGGCGTTCCCCGCGGTCGTGATCGTCCGCATGACGCCGCCCTCGTCGCGGTAGATGACCGTCACGGTGCCGGTCTGCATCGGGGGGCGCGGCAGGATGATCTCCCAGAGGGGGAACGTGTCATAGCGGGCCTCCCAGACCTGGGTGATGAGACTCAGGTCGAGCACGTTCTCAACGTACTCGCGGGCCGTCGAGATGAGGCTTGCGATGTAGGCGTCCTCGTCGGTGCCGTCCACGCGACACTGAGCCTTCGCTTCCGCGAGCGACACCGGCTCGACGACCGGAGCCGTGTGCCGGATGAGGCTCCGGTATGGCGTGATCGAACTATCCGGGTGCTCCGGCGAGCCGTATCGAATCGTGACTGTCATTTCACTCGCTTCCTTGCTTGCGTCTGCACGGTGGCCTTTTCCGTCCGCTCCTCGAGCATCGCCGTCTCAGCGGGCTTCTCGCCGACCGGCTCGACCATCCCGCGGGCGATGAAGATGCGGGCCATCCCGTCGCCCCAGTCGAACACCTGCCCGACCCGATACCCGTTGAAACTCTTGAGCACGCGAATCTTCATTTTATGATGCCCCAGGCTGACTCTGGCGGCATCTGGCCGCCGTTCCAGAACTCCGTCGTGTGCTGTTGCACCTTGCCGCCGTCTTCCGTGCGGCTGGGCCATGTGATCATCAGTTCGGCGTGGCCGACGCTGATGTTCGTCGCGAGGCC